ACCTGACAATGCTTATATTTCTTTACCAACTGATTTAAGAACTATTAGAAATGTTAAAGTTATGAATAATCCAAGAGTAACATTAAGATACTTAACACCATTGCAAGTAAAAATAGAACATTCTACTACCGGCACAGGATTACCAAGAGTTTATAGTGTTATTGGCGATAATTTATTTTTAGCACCAATACCTGATAGTGCATATAATATAGAATTAACTTACAAATCAGGCGTTGCATCATTAAGTGATAGTAATACATCAAACACTATTTTAACTAGATACCCTGACTTATATTTGTATGGTAGTTTATTTCATGCTTATACATATTTGCTTGATGAACAAAGAGCTGCACAATATGAACAACTTATACAATTAACATTGCAACAAATTAGAATTGATGATGAAAAAGGAAGTTATGGTTCTGGTTTAGAAATGCGAAGTCTTTACAGTGAGATGACATAATGATGAATATGTCATTTGGTGAATGGCTACCAGACCAACCTGATAACGCAAGTGGTGTTACAGTTGCTAAAAATGTAATACCGGCTGCAAAAGGTTATAGAGGTTTGCAAGATTTATCGGCTTATAGCAATGCTGCAAGTGGTAGAATAAGAGGTTTATTTGCGGCAAAAGATAGTAGTGGTGACCCAAAAATATTTGCTGGTGATGCTAGCCAATTATATGAATTTACAAAATCAAATTCTAATTTAACAAACATATCTAAATCAGGTAATTACACAACACTTGATGATACAGATGTTTGGAAATTTATAGACTTTAGTGGTTTTGTTATTGGTGCATCAGGACACAACAATATATTACAAGTATATGATAATGGTACAAGTTCATTGTTTGCAGATATATCAGGTTCACCTGCCGCAAAACACATAGCGGTTGTTCGTGATTTTGTTTTTACCGGCAATGTAAAGTATGGCGGCACAACATATACAAATAGATTGTATTGGTCATCATTGGCATCACATACCGGTTGGACTGCAGGAACAAATCAATCTGATATACAAGATATATTTGATATGGGTGAAATTACCGGCATTGTTGGTGGTGAATATGCAACAATATTATGTGAAAAAGGCATTGTTATTGGTACTTATAGTGGAACGCCTTTAATATTTCAATTTGACAAAGTGCAAACAGGTTTTGGTTGTAACTATCCTAATTCTGTTGCTAATGTTGGTTCAACTGTATTTTATTTATCAGATGATGGTTTTTATAAATTTGATGGTAGAACATCAACACCAATAGGTGCAGAAAAAGTTAATAGATTTTTCTTTGATGATTTTACAATTAGAAACAAAGGAAGAATGTCAACCGCTGTTGACCCAACAGAACAAATAGTTGTTTGGTCTTATACATCAGGTTCATCTAACAATGATGAGCCGGATAGATTGTTAATATATAATTATGCTTTAGATAGATGGTCTTATGCAGAATTAGATTGTGAATTAATATCTTCTTTTATGACTATTAATTATACCCTTGAAGAATTAAATTTTATAAGTACATCCTTAGATGGATTACCGGCATCATTAGATAGTGCTATTTATATTGGCGGTCAATTTATCTTTGGTGGTGCAAAAGACAAAAAAATACATACTTTTTCTGGCAACAATAAAGCGGCTTTAATAGAAACAGCTGATTTAGATACCGGTGGTGGTAAAACAAGCATTATAACAAATGTAATACCTTATGTTGAAATTGCACAAGGAACAACACCGGATATATCGGCACAAGTATCAACAAGAAATAGACAAGTTGATAGTGATAGTTTTGGTAATTTATCATCTTTAAATGCAAATGGATATTGCAACATTAGGTCAAATCAAGGTAGGTATCATAAGGTAAGATTAAATGTATCAGGCACTTGGAAATATATTCAAGGTGTGGAATTAGAGGCAAAGACAACAGGGAAAAGGTAAATGGCAGACAATCAATATAGAAAGTTACCACAAGCCGGTGGTGACCCTAGATTAGTTGCTGAAATAGTTAACAGAACAATAGATGGCGGATTAAATTCTACCGGTAGCGTTACCTTGCAAACCTCATCTTCTACAACAACAGTAAATGATGCTCGTGCAAGTGAAAACAGCGTTGTTTTGTTTATGCCAAAATCAAGTAATGCCGCAAGTGAATTAACAAGTTTATTTGTATCAACAAGAACAAATGGTTCTTTTACAATTACACATAATAGTAGTGGAACATCAAGACAATATGAATACATCATCATTGGATAAAGAAGCGTGGCTAAAGTCACGAAAATATATTTTGGAAGCATTAGATAGAGGCATTGATACGCATACTGAAAAAGATATTTATTATGCAATTACAAGAAATGATGCACAACTTTGGACAGGTCAAAAGTCAGCTTGTGTAACTGAAATAGTCACATACCCTAAATACAAAATGTTAAGATTTTGGTTAGGTGGTGGTGACTTAGAAGAACTAAAAGAAATGGAAAAGCCAATTTGTGAGTGGGCTAAATCTATTGGTTGTAAAAAATCAATGATTATGGGTCGCAAAGGTTGGTCAAGAGTAAAAGATAAAGATAGAGCCTATGAAGAAGTAGGTACAATTTCAATAAGGAGTTTATAATGAGTATAGGTGGCGATAAAACAGGAACATCAGTTTCAACTACAAACCCCCCTGCGTATGCAGCACCATTTTTAGCCTATGGAGCAAATGAAGCCCAAAGACTTTATGGTGAGGGCGGAGGTTTAAACTATTTTCCAGAAAATACTGTTGCAGGTTTTAGCCCTGAACAACAAATGGCTATGAATTTGCAAACTAATAGGGCATTGTCAGGTTCACCATTACAAAGACAAGGGCAAGATTTAGCATTAAATACACTTCAAGGTAATTTTTTAAACGCAAACACAAATCCTTATTTTCAAAGAGCCGTTGTTGACCCTGTAACGGATAGGGTACAAGGCACTTTTTCACAAGCAGGTAGATTGGGGTCAGCTTACAATCAAAACGCCCTTACAAACGCCCTTAGTGATGTCTATTATAAAAATTATGAAAACGAAAGAAGCAGACAAAATGCTATGTTGTCTAATGTACCTGCTCTTGCTAACCAAGATTATACTGATTATTCAAACTTAGCTAAAGTTGGTCAAGTAAGACAACAACAAGCACAAAGAGATATTTTAGCTAATATGGATAGATTTAATTTCCTTCAATCAGCACCTGCACAAAACTTAAATCAATTCTTAGGTCAAGTTGGAACTGCTGCAGGAAATTATGGTTCAAAAAGTTCACCTTATCAATACAATCCATTTAACCAAGCGTTAGGAACTATTGGTAGTATTGTTGGTATTGGAACAGGCATTAAAGGATTTATGGGAAATTAAAATGACAAGACAAGAAATATTAAATTCAAATCTACCCCCACAAGAAAAACAAAAAAGATTAAATATGCTTGACCAAATATCGGCAAGTACAGCAAATGCGTCATTGGGTGGTCTTTTACAAAGTTCAATGCAAAATATGGGTAATAACCCTCTTGGCATTACGCCAAGACCAATGTTACCACAAACGCCAACACCACCTGCTAATGTGGACACTTTATCATTAAGAAACCTACCTGCTTCACCAAATGTAGATTTAAGAACAGCACCTAGACAAGGTATGCAACCACCAACTATTGCTCAACAAATCCAACCACCTAGAACTGCTAACAAAGGAATATTTAATAGGCTTGAAAGAGCATATACAGAAGCAGCACCAATGTTAGCAATGGCACAAGAATTTAATAGAATGGGTGCGGCTAGACCAATGGGCTCAAATGTTCAAGCAGACCCAATGGGTGCTTATAGAAAAGCAAAATATGGTGATGAAAAAGACACAAGAACAAGTTATGAAAAAGTTGCTAAAGCAATGAATATTCCTTTGGAAGAATATATGGATAAGTATGTTAAACAAGTTAATCCATTACAACAAGAAGCAAAACTTACCGCTTATAAAACTATGACTGAAAAAGCAAATGCAGCTCGTGAAGCATTGCCAAATATAGACATTATGCAATCAATGTTAGATGACCCTAATTTTGATACAGGTGCTTTATCTGGTATAAGAAAATACGCACTTGGATTGTTTGATGCTTTTGGTTTAGTTGATGAAGAAGGAAGAACACAACTTTCACAATTAACAAGTTTTGACGCTTTAAGTAATAATTTAGTTTTACCTCTAGTAAAAATGTTAGGTGTAAATCCAACTGATAGAGATTTGGCGTTTGTTCAAGCGGCAGCACCAACATTAGGTAAATCTAAAGAATCAAATCAATTATTAATAAATGCCCTTAAAATTGCTCAAAGAAGGCAAATTCGTTATCAAGCATTATATGTGGAAGTAAGTTCACAATTTGGTGGTTCTAAAACACACCCAGAATTAGAAATGATAGCGACTAACAAATTAACTCAAGAATTTGCCGGTGAAGTTGAAAATTTAAAAGAACAATTTAAAGGTTTATCTAATACTGAAAATAATGATGGTTTATTAAACTTTAAAGAAGTATCAGAGGGTACATAATATGTCTAAATATTCTTTTGAAAAAGACAATCAAGAATTTACATTAACAACACCAAAAGGTGTTAATGTAAGTTCATCAGAAGCACTTGATATATATAATGAATTTAAAAATAATAAAATTTTACCTGAGGGCTATAAACTTGCACCAAGTTTAAGAGGTAAAACATCAATTATTTCACCTAGATTATCACCTGTTTTAAGTGGTGTATCATCAGCTTTTGCTGATGATTTTGCTGGAGGACTGCAAGGTTTACTTAGTAAAGATTTAACAATAGGTGAAGGTGCTGTATTAGCAGATAAAACAAAAGATTTTCAAAGACAAAACTTTCCAATTCAATCAACGATAGAGGAAGGTGCTGGTTTTTTTGCAAATCCATTAGGCAGAGTTTTTAGCAAATTTGAAAAAGGAAAAAGTAAAAAAGCAAGAATTGGAACAAGAGTTATTGAAGGTGGCATTTATGGTGTTGGTGAAGGTGAAGTTATATTAAGGGAAGATGGAAAAATTAATGTACCTGAAACTTTACAATCAAAAGGACTTAATGCTGCAAGAGATGCTTTTATTTCAGGTGTTTTTAATACTATTGCAGTACCATTAGGTGATGGTGCATCAAATCTAATATCCTTGAGAAGAAGCCGAGCATCAAAATTAGGAAAAAAACGAGCCGAAAAAGAATTAAGAGAACTTATTGAAACTAGCGGTCAAAATATAGATACTTTTTTTGAAAATGTAATTAAAAAAAATAAAAAAGGTTATTCTTTAATTGATGCACCTGAAGTTGATGATGACCAAATGATGATTATTGCTGCAAAAGTTCTTGGCGAAAATAACAAAGCAAGAGATATAAGAAACTTTTTTAAAAATAGAAACAATACATTAAATAAAAGAGTAAAAAGTGAACTTGAAATTGCCTTTCCAGAAACAGGTTTAAGGTTTGAAACCTTAAAAAAATTGTTACACACGAGGGGTGTCAAAGCAGATGCAATTTATAAGATAGCAAACGCAAAAAAAATAAATATTAAAAATGATATTGAATTTCAAAATATTATTTCAAAACCTGATTTTGAAGAAGCCTTTGAAAGAGCATTAACTTTAGCAAAACTTGATGGTGTAAAAATGCCTAAAGTTTTTATTAAAAATGGTAAAATTGTTGATGGCAAAAATAATGAAATAATAGAAATGAAAACTGAATTATTACATTATATTAAAATGGGATATGGCAAAGCCTTGCAGACCGGTAAAGCTAAAGGTGAGGTTGCTATTGATAATACTGAAAAAGGTATAAGAACAAGAAACTTAAATGATTATTTATCTTGGTTAGATAGTAAAAATCCTGCATATAAAAAAGCTCGTGACGAATTTGCTGGTGATAGTGAAGTAATAAAAGCATTAGATGATGGCTATAATTTTCAAAAAATACAAACAGTTGAAGAATTACAATATATTATGGATAATTTATCAAAAAGTGAAAAGACATCATTTCAACAAGGTGTGTATAATTTTTTTGAACAAAGATTAACACAAACAGTTAACACAGGTGTTGAGGGCATGGGTGCAAATCCTGCCTTAAATGTTATAAAAACACCAAACAATAGAGATTTTTTAAGAATTATATTAGGCAAGAGTGAAGGCGATAAATTAATTAATAATTTAACTGATATTGTAAAAATGAAAAATACTAGCAATTCAGTTTTAAACAAATCAAATACTGCTGAAAAAATTTCAAGGGCAAATAAAATAATAACGGAAAGTAAAGATATAGCTAATATGTCAAAATCAGAAATTATAAAAAAATTAATATCTACAAAAGATGTTGCATCAAAACCAGAACTTTATCAACGAGGTTATGCTGATAGAGTGTATGAATTTATGACTGCCGCAAGCCCAGAAGAATTGTTAAAGATAAAAAGTGATATTAAAATTTCTGGCTATGATAAAGTTTATGAGAAAATTGTCCAAACACTTATTGCGACAGGTAAAATTTCACAACAAGCAATTATAGGAAACCCAACATCTTTAATACAAGAAACATCAAGAAATATTGCAGAAGATAATTTATAGTAATTAGGAGTACAAAATGAGCAAAACAAACATTACCACATGGTCAGACACAGCTTCATCTAATACTGATATAAACAGTATAGATATTAGTGAAGGTTGCTCACCAAGTAATATAAATAACGCAATGCGTGAAATAATGAAACAAGTTGCTGACATTAATTTAGGCACACAAGCATTATCAACAATAAAAATAGACAACCTTCATCTTGATGGAAATACCATTGTTACTTTAGATACTAATGGTGACCTAAACCTTACTCCTAATGGTACAGGGTCGGTTGTTATTGCTAAAGTTGACATTAATGGTGGAACAATAGACGGAACACCTATTGGTGGTGCTAGTGCAAGCACAGGAGCTTTTACAACATTAGCCGCAAGTTCAACAGCAAATTTAGGTTCTTCTGTAACAATATCAGGTGGTAATATAGATGGCGTTATAGGTGCAAATACTCCTGCGGCTATTACAGGCACAGTTATTACTGCTAATACAAATTTTGCAGGCAATCTTACAGGCAATGTTACAGGAACAGTAGATGGTGTCGTAGGTGGTACAACCCCTGCCGCAGTTACAGGAACAACAATAACTGCAAATACTAAGTTTGTCGGTGCAATAGATGGTAATGTTACAGCAACAAGTGGTACATCAACATTTAACAATGTGACCATAAATGGCACACTTGATATGGACAGTACAACATCTCAAACAATTACAGGACTTGCCACGCCCTCTGGTTCTACAGATGCAGCTACAAAAGGCTATGTTGACACCGAAGTATCAGGATTAGTTGACTCCGCACCTGCAGCATTAAACACATTAAATGAATTAGCCGCAGCATTAGGTGATGACGCTAGTTTCTCAACTACAATTACAAATTCAATAGCCGCTAAATTACCACTTGCAGGTGGTACTATGACAGGCGATATAGACGCTAATTCCAATACTGTTAGTGGATTAAAAGCTCCATCAAGTGCAAATGACGCTACAACAAAAACTTATGTAGATACTGCAGACGCACTAAAACTTAATCTAAGTGGTGGTACATTGTCTGGCAACCTTGCTATGGGTGATAACAAAGTTACAGGTCTTGCTGCACCAACTGCAGATAATGACGCTGCTAGAAAAAAATATGTAGATGATATAGCAGGTTCAGGTACTGCTGCCGCAACATCAGCTTCGGCTGCCGCAACTTCTGCAACTGCATCAGCAACTTCTGCTACCGCTAGTGCAAGTTCTGCTACGGCTTCGGCTGCAAGTGCTACTTCTGCCGCTTCATCATTAGATAGTTTTACAGATATATATTTGGGTCAAAAGTCATCAGCACCTACTGTTGACAATGATGGTGACGCTTTAGTTACAGGTGCTTTATATTGGAATACATCAAGCAATCAACTGTTTGTTTGGAATGGTTCTGCGTGGACACAAGGCTCATTTAGCTCTAGTGGATTTTTAGCAACAGGAAATAATTTATCTGATGTTGCTAATGCTGGCACAGCTAGAACTAATTTAGGTTTAGGAACATCTGCCGTTTTAAATGTTGGAACAAGTGCAAACAATATTCCACAACTTGATAGTAATGGTAAATTACCTGCTCTTGATGGTAGTCAATTAACTAACTTAAATGCACAATTTGGTTTATATGGTTCAGCAAGTTCTCCTATTACATATACTGTAACAGTAGCATCAAAAACTGCAGCACACCCTTATAATGGTGATGGTAGTTCTAGTGCATATTTCTTAAATGGTATTGAAAGCCCTGCATTACAATTACAAGGTGTTGATGGTACAACTGCAAACACAGAATATTTTTACAAGTTTGACCAAGCACATAGTTCTAATAGTGGACACCCACTAAGATTTTATAAAGACGCTGCAAAAGCTGAGGCTTACACATCAGGCGTAACAACAAATGGTACTGCAGGTAGTTCAGGTGCATATACAACGATTGCGGTTGATGATGCTACACCAAATGTTTTGTATTATGAATGTTCTAGTCATGCCTATATGGGTAATTATGTAACAACCCCTGCCGCAAGTGTGCAAGGACTAGATGACGCAGAATTAACCGCTATTGCAGGACTTACTTCTGCTGCCGACAAAGGCATACAATTTACAGGAAGTGGTTCTGCAGGTGTTTACGATTTAACCGCAGCAGGTAAAGCCCTATTAGATGACGCAGACGCTGCAGCACAAAGAACAACATTAGGATTAGGAACTGCTGCTACAACAGCTTCTACTGATTATGCTACTTCAGCACAAGGAACGAAAGCCGATAATGCGGCTGCAAAAGCATCAAATTTATCAGATTTAGCAAGTGCAAGTACAGCTAGAACTAATTTAGGATTAGGAACTGCCGCAACATTAGCAGCAGGTACATCAGCAACTAATGCTGTTCAATTAGATAGTAATGCCAAGCTACCTGCCGTAGATGGTTCACAACTAACAAATTTACCAGCTTCAGGTGGTAGTGTTGACAAGACAGCTAAATATGCAATTACAGCAGGACAACCTGTGGGTCTTTACTCTGATGGCAAAGTAGGTCTTGCTAAAAATTGGGTAGATACAGCAAATCTTAGTCACACATCAGGAGCTACAACAGATAATTTTGACCTTTATCCTAATAACGGAAACAATCCTCATATAGTTTATTCTGAACAATATGATAAATATATTGTAACTTTTAGAAGAGGCTCAAGTAGTTATTATGCTTCTTATAAAGTAGGTACAAAATCAGGTACTACTATTACATGGGGTTCAGAACAAGTGCTTGTATCAGAAGATATGGGGATAGTTAAATTACATAGAGTTAAAGATTTTGAAGGTAATGAAATGTTTGTTATTGTTGGAAGTGGTGGCAGTAGTAATAGTGGATATTGTAGATATGGCACAGCAACATTTAATGGTTCTGCCTTTGGCATTCAAAAATCTATGGGTAATATGAATAATAGTTATCTCCGTAACTATAATGGCAACAATCCATCTTTAGTGTCTGCTACTGGAGATTGGTCATATATAAGAGAAAATAGTCAAAGTGCTACAACAAAACCCGCAGGAACTTATGTTGCAGGATTTGGTGCTCTTAACGCAGAATATTATATACAAATGTATAATTCTAGGTTTTTTATTAGACCAAATGGTTCTGCTAATGATAAATATAATTATCATGTTGTAGTAAATTCAATCAATGCAAGTCAATATAACTATCTTAGCTATCCAGCAGCACATAGTATTGTTGCTCACCCAACAGTTCCAAGTTTTTATTATGCAAGAAAATTTAATTGGGTTGATAATAAGGTAAGAGTTTGGAGGCTTTATTTTAACTCAAATTCTTATACAGGTTTAGGTACATCTTCTAATTTTGTTGATATATCTACAACAGACTCTGGTGGAACAACTATTAATACTGCAAATTGGGGATATAAAGATGACACAGCAATAGACCTTGTTATTACAGAAACAGGTGTTGGAAGATGTTTTATGGTTAGGGATAAAAAAATATATGCTCCAAAATTTAACCCTAATGACGCAAGTGCAGATGGTTTAAACTCTGGTGATATAACTGTTACAAGTGGTTCATTTAATGAAATAGTGCGTATAAATTCAAACAGTTCTGAAAGTCATAAATTAGATATTTCTGCTCGTGTTGTGCAAGGCAAATTGTATATAATGCACATGTATTATGACAGCACACAATCATCTAATAGCGATAAAGGTCGTATTTATTATGGTATTAGAAATTTAAGTGATGGAATATCATCAGCTGTTACATCAGAATTTAGCACCTATCATCAACTTTATGTTAGTTCTTATGAATATTCACAAATGGAAACTTGCGATAGTGGTGATAATGGTTCAGATATAGGTTGGGCTACTCAAAATAGAGATTACAACAATATTGGAGGTCATGCTGGTGTTTGGGGTGCAATTAAATATGACATAAATGATAGTTATATTGGTATTGCTCAATCAAGTGTTAGTGCTAATGCAACTGTTACAATTAAATTACAAGGAACAGAAGATGACAACCAAAGTGGATTAACTATTGCTCAAAAAATACAAGTAAAAAAAGATGATGGTATTATTTCATCATCAGCAACTGTAGATACATCAACTCATAAAGAAATAGGTATTGCTACATCAGCAAGTACATTTTTAATAAAAGAATAAGGAGGCAAATATGCCAAAAATTATAACTTGGAAAAAAGATGATATAATAAACACAATAAATCAAAAAGTATTATTAAGTGGTGAAAAAGAAAGTATGACTGTTGAGGAATTTCAATCTAAATGGATAGGTAAACATGATACTCCACCAACTACAAATGAAAATGGAAATGCTGTTCAAGTAGATGCTCTTTATACAGACAATAGTGGTAATATGCACAGATGGACAGGAACAGAATGGAAAAAAATAGTAAATGATGAAGATGTTGAAATTAAAGAGCCACTTAAAGATGTTGCAATTTATTGTTATCCTGATGATTACACTATTACAATTAGTGATAAAGAAACTACTATAACTAATGGAAGTGATGAATTAATATTAACTATAAATGATGTTAATACATCAAATTCTAATTTATATTCTGTTGATAGTACACCAGATACTTTTTATCCTTATAAATGGAGATATACAGTAGATAATGGTTGGTCAGACCAATTAGATACATGGGTTGACCCATCTTTATTTGACGAAAGTAATTAATAATGCCTAAACCAACAACCGCAACTGTAAACCAAAAAATTGATGACCATGTTGACGCTTGTTCAACTAGATATGAGGCAATAGATAGACGATTATATAGAATAGAAGCCATTATGATT